CGAGTCCAGCACATAGGAAGGAGAAAGAACAACATGGAAAAAACACGGGCAGTCGCATATATCCGTGTATCGACGGAGCGAGATGCACAGCTGCATAGCTACGAATTCCAAGAGCACTACTGGCAGAGTGCATTCGAAGATGACCCGAATACAGACCTCATCGGTATCTATGCAGACAAGGGCATCAGCGGACACAGCGTACAAAAGCGCCCGAAGTTCCTTGTGATGATGCAGGATGCACGGGAGCACAAGTTCGACAAAATCTATACGAAATCCGTATCCCGCTTCGCACGGAATACAACGCAGCTGCTGGAAGCTGTCAGAGAACTCCGCGACCTCGGTATCGAGGTGGTGTTTGAGAACGAAAACATCCACACATTCCAGCCGACAAGCGAAATCTTCTTGACGATCGCAGCGACGATTGCAGAAAACGATCTGGAGGTAGATTCGGCACGACAGCGCTGGTCAATTCAGCATCGCTGCGAAAATGGATGGATCAGCGTCGGCAGCGGGCTCTTCGGCCTGAAGCTGACAGCGGATAACGAATTGGAGATTGTGCCAGAAGAGGCGGCAGTGATTCGATACATCTACGAATCCTACGTGGACGGCGGCATTGGGTCAAAGAAAATTGCGGATGCGCTCAATGCAGCAGGCGTCCAAAGCCGGAATGGATTTCCGTGGGATGCGAAGCACATCATCGGCTTACTGCGAAACGAAAAGTACAAGGGTGATGTGATCATGGGAAAATCGGTCAGGCACTTCGGGGAATACCATAAGAACCCGAACGCCGAATATGCGCCTCGCTACTACATGGAAGGCACACATGAGGCAATCGTTGATAGAGATACGTGGGAAGCCGCACAGCGCATATTGGAAGACCACAGCAGAAACCACTGCCGGACAAGAATCGCACACAGCTTCACCGGCATGATAGAATGCGGCTGCTGCGGAAAAAATTATCTGCACAAGGTCAATAACAGCCAGTGCAAATGGCAGACAGACATCTGGGCATGCCGCACATATCTGAGAGATGGGAAAAAAGCCTGCGGCAACAGCCGAATCAAGGACACTGTGCTCAAGGAGAAATTCATATCCGCCTACAATGAATTTATCGAGCGCAGGCCGCAGGGCGATTCAATGGTAGCACTGCAGGAAGTGCTCGAAGACCTGCGGCAGCAGGAGCAGGAGCTCGCAGAGCTCATGATGCAGAGGCTGATCCCGAAGGCGGCATACGAGGAAGAACGCAAAAGCGTAAAAATGCAGATCACTGACATCAGTGAAAAGATATCTGAACGCAGGGCAAAACGTGTGCCCGAAAGCGAGTATGTGCCGATTACAGAATTCAGCGAAGAAAAAGCAAAACGATTTCTATCGAAGGTCGTCGTGACAATGTTCACGGTGACCTTCGTGTTCTATAACGGAGCGAAAATTACACGCACCTACGATAATGGTCAGCCCGGAAACAAAGTCGGGTGGAACAAAAAGAAGGAGGAGTCATAATGGCAACGGCGACAAGAAGAGTAGTACGAACCATGCCGCAGATGTTTATCGATGTGGCGGATAACCAATCTGAGCGGCTGCAGGTGGCGGCATACGCCCGAGTGTCCACCGAAAAAGAAGAACAGGAGGACAGCTTCGAGCGGCAGGTCGAGCACTACAAACAGCTGATCTACTCAAAACCAGAGTGGCAGTTCGTTGATGTCTATGCGGATCCCGGCATCAGCGGGACGCGAGCAGAAAAAAGACCGGACTTCCTCCGCATGATTGAGGACTGTCGCGCGGGGAAAATACAGAAAGTGCTGGTTAAGAGCATCAGCCGCTTCGCTCGGAATACTGTCGATGCGTTGCAATACATCAGAGAGCTCAAGGATCTCGGAATCAGCGTGTACTTCGAGAGTGAGAACATTGACACGCTAACACCCGGAGGTGAAGTGCTCCTGACAATCCTCGCGGCTATGGCCGAACAGGAAAGCCGCACGATCAGCAGCAACATTAAGTGGGCATGGCAGCGGAAGTTCCAGAAAGGCGACATCATACTGAATACAGGGCTCATGCTCGGATACCGAAAGATTGGAAAAGATGATGAAGGCCACGATGTATATGAGATCAACGAAGAAGAGGCGGAAATCGTCAGGAGGATATACCGAGAGTTCATCGCTGGGTACTCTATCACACAGATCGCGAAACGGCTACAGGCAGATGGAGTCAAAACCAAGCTCGGCAGGGAAAGCTGGCGGCACAATGTCATCGAGAGCATCCTCACGAATGAGAAATATACAGGCAATGCACTACTCGGCAAGACGTTCAAACCGGACGTGCTCACAAAGTACCGGCAGAAAAACGACGGCAAGAAAGCTCCTATCTACTATGTCGAAGGATCGCACCCAGCAATCATTGAAAAAGGGTTGTTCGATCTGGCACAGCAAGAGATGCAGCGAAGAAGAGATGAAAATGACAATAAGGTCGGTGGCGGCAGGTACAGCAGCCGCTATCCATTCAGCGGGATGCTCGTATGCGGCATCTGCGGATCCAAGCTACGCAGGCAGGTACGAACAATGGGCAGTGGAAAGCGGACGGCATCATGGGGCTGCTGCAATAGGATAAACAATGGTCGAGCAGAATGCGACAGCCATCATGTCAATGAAGAGGTGTTGGAGGCAACTTACCTCACCGCAATGCGAAGGCTCGTCGATAGTGCTGAAGAAGTAGTCGAGGTGGTAAGGGACGGCACTGAGCTCGCACTGGAACCGGAAAACAAAGCAGCAATGGAAAGGATCGATGAAGAAACCATTCAGCTGCAAGAAGCCGCGCTCGCACTGCACAAGGCAAAGCAGCGGATGGAAATCGGGGCTGTGGAATATGCATCACGGGTCAAAGAGTACAGTGAGCGTATGAAGGAACTGGAGGCCGAACGCAATGAGCTGCAAGGAACGGCAGCCAAATATGCCGAGGTCAGGATGTGGCTCGATACCTTCATAGAGCAAACGATGCAAAGTGATACGCTCACCACAGTTGATGGCACAACCATGAAAATGCTTGTCGACAGGATACACGTCAGGAACGACGGCATTGTGGTCGAATTCAAATGCGGCGTGGCAATCGAGCAGGAATATGTGAAATGAGAAAACGAACCGCCAGCGGAAAAGCACACCCCGTTGGCGGTAATCATTTTGGCGTTTTTCCATGGGTTTTCGTATCATTACGGCGCTCTTTCACATAATAGGACACCAATTTTGATACAATGCGTATCTTGATTGGTGTCCGTTTTCTTTATCCGAAAGTATTTATTTAATGGGATTTATCAACACAATTTAACGAAAGAAGGCTCTGCAACGATCTCAAAACGGTCGCTGCAGAGCCAGTTCGATTTTCTCAGGCTAAACCTTTTAACGATTGGTATGTAGATATGTCCACTTTTTTAGGTGGTATGTCCATATTCACATTCACTGTTTCGAAGCCCGTCCATAAGCCTTTGATATATGCTGTCGGCGTACAGATTGTTTTCATACTGAAGTTCACCGAGTGGGCTTAAATTTATGTCCCGTCTGCAAGCTACAGCTTTACCCAT